ATGACGGAGGCAATACATTTTATAAGGAGGGCGATTATAACACGCCTAACGGATGCAATTACTGTAAATGGTAGTTATGTACCAGTTTATAATAGAGTGCCTAACGATGCCTCTGAGCCTTATATACGAGTCTATTCTGTAGATTCTAATGAGGTAGATCAAAACGTTGATACTTTTATGCTAGAATGTAGCACCAGAATTGAGGTAGTTACATCCTTTATAGGAGATGATGGCGGAGAGTTACAGGCTAATCAAATAGCATCTGAAATATTAACACTAATTAGAACTCGCTCTGGTAATTATTTTGACCTTAGCGCTGATGGATTTAATGTTTACACTTGTACAAATGAGGGGACTAGTTATCTATATGAGGATGGCGTAGAAAAAACATATTTTAGAGCAATATTAACTATCTCGAATAGAGTAGAACAAACTGCATAAAATGGAAAATTTAAAAATTTGGGGAGTTAATTTGTCAGCATTAGGAATATCATTAGTGAATATAAATTCGATTTTAACAACTTTGGTGCTGTTAGCATCATTAGTCTGGACCATTGTACAAATAAGTGATAAAATAAATAAAAGAAAATGAGCAGTAAAATAGACATCAATGGCGATGGTAAAGCAGATTTTTCTGTATCGCCAACTCAAATTATATCAGTAGCTGTAATGTTTGCATCTATTATTGGATCATATTATACTCTAAATGGCAGACTAGATGCTGCTGAATCTGAGATAACAAAATTAAAATATAACGAAAAGGAGTACACCTGGAAAGCGCAAAGAGCATTAGAGGCTGAGGTGAGAGAGATAACTCTTGAGATGAGAGATTTTATGAAAGACTTAGAATATCTATCAAAGGATAACTCAAAGCGTAGGTGAAAACAGGAACTGTAGGAAACACTTTAAACTATAATTTAAACACAATTAATATGAATACAATTTTAATAATTATCACAGGAGTAATTGCTATCTCAGCAATCGCTATGGTTTTAGCATCTTATAACATTGTAAAAGATGAGAACGGAAACAAAATCCCAGACTGGGTAGAGGATAAATTCTCAGATATTAAAGAGGAAATTAAAAAACTAAAAAAATAAGCAATGAGATTTATCAGCAAACATATCAGCTGGAGGGAGGCGAGTCATTCAGCGACAGCGGAGAAAAAAGAGATCGACAATACACCACCAGAGGTGGCTGTGCAAAACATGAAAAAACTTGCCAAAAATGTATTCGAGCCGCTCAGAGAATGGGCAGCAGAGCCAATTCGTGTTAACAGTTTTTATCGGTCTATTGAGTTAAATGATGCAATTAAGGGCAGTAGAACCTCTCAGCACACTAAAGGACAGGCTATAGATATTGATGCAACTGGTATGAAAACTAATGCAGAACTATTCAATTACATCAAAGATGAATTAGATTTCGACCAGCTTATCTGGGAGTTTGGCGATGATGAGAATCCAGACTGGGTTCATGTTTCCTATGTAGGACCAGCTGGCAATAGAGGCAATGTACTTAGAGCTGTAAAAAAAGGCAGAAAAACAACATACGAAATCTATGCTTAAATTCTTGCTTTCTCTTATTGGCAAAAGCGACAAAGGTCGATCTAATATAGGTGGACTGGCTTTGGACATTAGAGAGGCTATAAAAGGCAAAGAGATGGATCCTCAGCGCCTTATAGAACTCCAGGCAGAGATTAATAAAGTAGAGGCTCAGAGTCGACATTGGTTTGTTTCCTCTTGGCGCCCATTTATAGGATGGATTTGCGGTTTGGCTTTTGGCTTTCATTATATTGTTATGCCACTGCTTTTAGCTTATACCGATATTAAGCCAGTAGAGTTTGACACTAACAGCCTTTTCACAGTACTAATGGGTATGCTAGGTTTAGGCGGACTTAGAACATACGAAAAGCTAAAAGATAAAACTAAGTGATGGGAAAAGCATTAAATCGTAGAGGTAAATATAGTCACTGCACCAGAGCGCAAAAGCAAGGCAGAAATAAACCAGCTAAAAAGAAATAATATGGCTACACAGGAATTATATAGTGCTAACAATTTTTATAGATTACAGTTTGGCGATTTTGGGTTTAGACACCTAGATTCTAACAATACAAATACTACTCCAGATGGAGAGCATTATGGTCTGATAGAGTCACTAGGAAACACTACTTTAACTTTTACAAACCTTACTAATGGAGGTGATACGACAGTGACATTAACTCTAAAAGATTTCCATTCTATTAGAGGTCACATGACCGATATTACTGTGACTGCTGGAGAGTGCATAGCATACCTTAGAAAATGATTAAATTTGTAGAAAATACATAGATGGCTACATTCACTGGAAATAAAATAAAAGATACTTATCAATCAATAGTTAAAGCTATAGATAATGATGAGGTAGGCGGAACTGATAAGCAGCTAACTGATGGAGTTGGTAATGAATTGGGACTCCATGTAAATACATCTGGTGATTTAAGAGTCGAGGGTGATCTTAGAGTTGATGGAACTATAAAAGATTCTCTAAACTCGCCAGGCACAAATGGTCAATTATTAAGCAGCACACTTACAGGAACTGACTGGGTAGATGCTAGCACATTTTCAGTAACATCTTTAACAGGCGGAACTGGAATAGATGCCGATGCTAGCCAAGGTGATGTGACTATTTCTCTAAATACAGAGGATTTCCAGGATCTTATAGGCGCTATGGTTTCTGGTAATACAGAAAGTAATATTACAGTAGAGTATGATGATACCAATGGAAAGCTAAATTTCACAGTTTCTGATTTAGGCGAAACTTACACAGCTGATGAGGTTACTTTAAACCTAGATGGCAGCAATCAATTCGCTGTAGCTGATGGCGGAATAGATACTGATCAACTAGCCTCAGATGCTGTTACAGATGATAAAATAGCAGCTAACTCAGTTGGCGCTAGTGAATTAAAAGTAGATGGAAACGGAACTGCACTAAAGTCATTATTATCTGATGGCGATGGCACTTTTTCCTGGGTGGATGTAGTTAGGTCTATAGCTACTGACTCAATAATAGCAGCTAATGTATCTACAGGAGCTGTTACATTATCACTTACAAATAATTCAATAGGTGCTGATAAATTAAATGTAGCTGGTAATGGTACAAGTGGTCAAGTTTTAACATCTGATGGCGATGGATCATTTAGCTGGGATGATATTGCTGGAGGAGGCGGTGGTACAACAAATGTAAATCTAGAGATTTATAGAGATAACTTTACAGCGGATGGAACTGACTACCAGTACACGCTGTCACAGTCAATATCAGATGAGAATGACATACAAGTTTATTTTGATGGGGTTTATCAATCAAAAGATAATTTCTCTGTATCTGGTACTACTTTAGATTTTGGTACAGGAAATGAGGTAGAGTCTGGAGTAGAGATAGAGGTAATAATTTTTGGAGCTACCTCAGTAACGTTATTAGGCGGCTCTGGATCAACAAACTTTTTACCAATATTTACAACTTCAACAGAGGTAGGAAACTCTAGTATTTCCCAGGCTAATAATATTTTAGATGTAGATTTAAATGGAGCTGTAACAATTCCAGTAGGTACTACAGCAGAGCGACCAGGAACGCCAGAGGTAGGAATGTTTAGATATAATACTACCTTAAATCAATATGAGGTTTATGATGGCTCTAGTTTTGTAGAATTAGGTAATACTTATACAGCTGGACAGGGTATCGCCCTGGATGGATCTAATGAGTTTACAGTAGCAGCTGGCTCTGGATTAACCCAGGAAACAAATGGACTGGCTCATGATGATACATCTAGCCAGGCATCTTTAACAGCAAGCTCTAGGACTTATGTAACTGGCGTGACTCTAGATACTTATGGTCATGTTACAGGATTAACAACTGCTACAGAAACTGTTACAGATACAACATACAGCGCTACTGGCAATGGCTTAGATTTAGTTGGTACTGCATTTAGTCACGCTGATACCTCATCTCTAGCATCTACATCAAACTCTGGCAGGACTTATATACAAAATGTAACTGTAGATGAATTTGGACACCTTACAGGAGTCACTACTGCTACAGAAACCGCTGGCGATGCTAGTACTTATACTGCTGGAAATGGATTACAATTATCTGGATCTAATGAATTTAGTGTTACACAGGACATTTATGGAATTAGAATTTTAGGCACAGCGGATCAAAGCAACTTTATATATATAAATGAGGATAACTCAATACAGTTTTATGTAAACGGTAACTATGTAGCTAAAATGGAAGCTGGTGGCAATTTTCACGCTGATGGCGATGTCGTAGCATTTTCACAATCCACCTCATCTGATGAGCGCCTAAAAGATAATATTAAAACAATAGAAAGCGCCTCAGACAAAATAAAACAACTAAAAGGAGTTGAGTTTACCTGGAAAAAGAATGGTAAAAATGGCGGTGGAGTAATTGCCCAGGATGTCGAGAAAGTTTTACCAGGAGCTGTAAAAGAGGTGGAGTCGTTAAATGGCGAGCAAAGCTATAAGGCAGTAGATTATAATGCTGTTATAGGATTACTAATAGAAACAAACAAAGAGCTTTTAGAGCGTATTGAGAAACTAGAAAACAAAGGATAATGCCATTACCTAGCAGCGGTCAATTAAGTTTATCAGAGATAGCTACTGAATATGGGGTTACTCAATCCAATGTATCTTTATCAACTATGTCGGTGGATATATCACTTACAGCGCCTCACGCTGTATCTGAGTTTTATGGCAGATCAGCTGGTCCTAGTTATACTCCGCTAGGATATACAGTTATAAATCAGCCAGGTGCTTTAGAGCCTTGGAGGATTTATCATAATAATGGTAGATGGCACATTACAGGAGCGGAAAATCAAAATGAGTATGATATATCTGATAATAATGCCTCATCATTTTCACAGGGCGTAAACTTTTTGCTTTTAAACGCCTCACTAGCTTTTAATGGAAATACTGTTTGCTCAATAGATTTAAGCGCAAATAACCAGGATTTTAGAATAGGTAGATCAACAAATAATGGTACAAGCTGGACTAATGTTTTCAATGATCTAGGAGGTAATTTTAGTGGATTTCGCAGAGGAACTCAAATGTTTTACCATGGCAGTAATCGCTGGGTAGCTTTTAGTAATTATACAAATTACATATCTACTAATAATGGCTCTACCTGGTCATTTAATTTTGGACCTAGCATTGGTAATTATGGAGGAGGCGCACAATCTGGATCTAGGATTATAGTCAATGATGATAATAATTTTTATTTGAGTGATAATGGTTTTAGCACTTATACTACAATAGCTTTGCCTTTTGTTTCTGGATCGAGATACAAGCCTAATAACATAGCTACTGATGGCTCTGGAACTTGGCTAGCCTGGAAATGGATACCAGGAGGCAGAATGTTAAAATCTACTAATAATGGATCGAGCTGGAGTGCGATTAGCACTGATTTACCAGCTTATGTTAATGGGATTACATATAAATATAATAACGGAACTTATGGCGATGGCGCTTTCCATATAGCAGCGAGCGAATACGCTGGATCTATGACTGGAGGAGTTTTTACGTCAACTAATAACGGATCTAATTTTAATTTTAATCCATTAGTAGGTCCAACGTATGGAAGTAAGGGAGCAAATGCTGTGCATCATAATGGCTCAGATATGGTAGCTGGTAACAGAATCCATTATTTTAAATTCAATTAAAAAGATTAATTTTGTATAAATTAGAATTATGGCAGTAACTAAGGTAACAACAAAGGTTTTAGCGGATGATGCGGTAACTATTGACAAAATAGCTGATGCTGCTTTAGTAACTGAAACTGAGGGTATATCATCTAATGATAATGACACTACAATACCTACCTCAGCTGCTGTAAAAGACTATGTAGATACCCAGGATGCTACAAAAGAGGACACTATAACTGGAGCTGCCACTACAATAACTAGCAGCGATTTAACAGCCTCTAAAGCGCTTGTTTCAAATGCAAGTGGAAAAGTAGCCGCCAGCACAGTAACTGATACTGAGCTGGGATATGTTTCTGGAGTAACTAGCAGCATCCAGGATCAATTTGACAATTTAACAGACAATAACACCACATACACCATAGCAGCTGCTGATGGCGATAATACTGATGAGGAAAAAATAGTTTTAACTGGTAGCGATGCTACTACAGATACTGTAGTGCTAGAGGCTGGAACTGGTTTATCTATTTCTAGGACTGGCGATAAAATTACTTTCACAAATACTGTTACAGATACTGATACAGTTTTAACTGCTGAACAAGTTGAGGATATTGTAGGTGCTATGGTTTCCTCAAATAGCGAAACTGGAATAACAGTCAGTTATGATGATACAAACGGAAAAATAGATTTTGCTGTAGATTCTCAAACAGATGAGAATTTTACAAGCGCCTTAAAAACTAAATTAGACGGAATTGCATCTGGAGCTGAGGTAAATCAAAACGCTTTCTCTACTATTGCAGTAAGTGGGCAAACCTCAGTCAATGCGGATTCCAATACTGATACTTTAACTTTTGCTGCTGGCGCTGGGATAACCTTGACTACTGATGCTGGAACTGATACAGTTACAATAACATCAACTGCTACAGGCTCTGCTAGCGACGCCTTTAAAACAATATCAGTTGCTGGTCAAAATGATGTAGTCGCTGATGGTGCTACAGATACTTTAACGCTCGCTGCTGGCAATAATATTACTTTAACCACTAATGCAACTACAGACACCATTACAATAGCCTCAACTGCCTCTGGTGGTGGAGGAGGTGGCTCAGTTAATGTAGTTACTACACAATATACAGGTGATGGATCAACTCAAGGTTTTGCTTTAGATAGCACGCCAGGTGATAATGATGCTGTCCAGGTTTATTTAAATGGTGTTTACCAGGTTAAAGATGCTGCAAATTATTCAATAAGTGGATCGACTCTGACGTTTGTTACTCCACCCACCAACTCTACAGCGATAGAATTGGTCCACTTTATTTCAGAGGCTGCTACCTCTTTAGATTCTGTACAAAAAACAGGCGATGGCACTACAGCCACCTTTGATTTAGGTTATACAATAACTGATGAAAAATATACGTTTGTATTCATACAGGGAGTCTACCAGGAAAAATCTACATACACTACTAGCGGATCATCAATAACTTTTAGCACGCCTCCTCAGAATGGTTATAGCATAGAGGTAATGGTTTTTGGTACAAGTTCTATCTCTGCTGGTGGCGGAGGTATTACCTGGGACACTGATGTAAAAGTTGCAAACTTTGGAACAACTGCTGGATCTGGTTATTTTGTTAATACTACAAGTTCTGCAATTACTGTAACACTCCCAAGTAGTCCAACTGCTGGTGATGAGGTTTCTATAGTTGATTACGCTGGTACTGCTGACACTAACAATATTACAATAACATCATCTGATAATATTAATGGCTTATCTAATGATGTTAAAATAGATTACGAAAGAGGTGGAGTGTCTATGGTTTATGTAGATGCTACTCAAGGCTGGATAGCATATAACGCCAACAATGAAACAGCTGAGGCTTTAATTGATATACCTACTATAGTAACAGTTGATTACTTAGTGGTTTCTGGTGGTGGTGGTGGTGGAGGCGTTGGTGTAAGTATTTTTGGCGGCGGCGGCGGCGGAGCTGGTGGATTAAGAACAAGCTACACAAATACATCATCTCTAAATGGTCATAATGAGTCTAGTCTAACTCTAAATCCAGCTACAAATTATACAGTTTCAGTAGGTCCTGGAGGATCTTATAGTGCATCATCAAGAGGCGCAAATGGCACAAACTCAATATTTTCAAGCATAACATCTACAGGAGGTGGAGGTGGCGCATTAGGGAATGATCTTGCTGCTACTAAAGTAGGAAAAGATGGAGGCTCTGGTGGAGGGGGTGGTTACCAGGGAGGCGTTGGCGGTTCAGCTGTTACATCGCCTGTAACTCAAGGTCACGATGGAGCCACAAATGATGCCTCTGGTACTGGTGGTGGAGGTGGTGGTGCTGGTGATGCCGCTGATAATACTCCTACTGTAGGTGATGCTGGAGTAGGTTTGGCTGTAAATATTATAAACGCATCAAATGCTACTACTGCTGGAATAGGCGAAATATCTGGATCAGATGTTTACTTTGCTGGCGGTGGCGGTGGTGGTGATAAGGCTGGTGATACATCTACAACTTTTGGAACTGGTGGCAATGGTGGGGGTGGCAATGGAGCATCAGACTTTTATACGACAGTAGCTGAACAAGGTTCAAATAATACTGGAGGCGGAGGCGGTGGAGGATCATCAGACGATTTAGCTGGTGCAAGTGGCGGATCTGGAGTGGTAATAATACGATACCCAAGTAGTTTCTCAGTAACAGAAACAACCTCACCAAGTGTACTAACTTTCAATACATATACAGAGGGTAGCGACAAAGTAACAGTATTTACAGCTGGAGAAAACGGAACTATACAATTTAGCTAATAAAACGTAATTATGGCACAAACGAAAGTAAAAGAGGGTTTAATAGATGCAACGCTAGGAGGCGGAGTGACTTGGGATAGCACAGCTAAAACAGCTAACTTCCCAGCTGCTGCTGGCTCTGGATATTTAGTTGATACCTCTAGTAGCGCCATAACTGTAACGCTGCCCAGTTCGCCTAGTGTAGGTGATGAGGTGACCCTAGTTGATTATGGTGCTAATGCTGCAACTAATAACATTATTATAACCAGCTCTGATGATATTGAGGATTCTACTGATGATGTAAAAATTGATTATAATAAAGGATCCGTAGTGTTATTTTATTCTGGCGCTACAAAAGGGTGGCTTGTTAAATCAGCCGCTAATGAAACCGCTACAGCTTTAGCATCAAACTTACTTCCATTAACAGTTGATTATTTAGTAGTTGCTGGCGGTGGTGGTGGAGGATCTGTATTTAATTCAGGTTATGGAGGCGGCGGCGGCGGCGGAGCTGGAGGATTAAGAACGTCTTATGGCTCTATAACTGGAGGAGGTGGTTCTGCCGAATCATCTTTAAGCCTATCCTCATCTACAAATTATACAGTAACTGTAGGTCCTGGCGGAGCTGGAGGTGGAGAATCAACTAATAATCCAGGTTCTAATGGTGACGATTCTGTATTTAACACAATAACCTCTAAGGGCGGCGGAGGTGGTGGTAACTGGGGACAAGTGCAAGCTAATGCACAAGGTTTAGATGGTGGATCTGGTGGTGGTGGCGCTCGTAGCTATAGTGGTGGAGCTGCTTTAACCTCGCCTGTAGTAATGGGCTATGCTGGTGGTGATACTGGAGGTAATTCTGGTGGAGGTGGCGGTGGAGGAGCATCTGAAATTGGCTTTGATGCCTCATTACATTCTGGTGTAGATGATAAAGGTGGTAATGGTGGTGATGGCTTAGAGGTTAACATTACTGGTGGAACTGGCAATTATTATGCTGGAGGAGGTGCTGGTGGAGCTTTTGGATCATCACCGCCACAGGCTACAGGCGGTACTGGCGGAGGTGGAAATGGAGGCTGGAATTCTGGATATGCAACTGCTGGAACTCCTAATACTGGAGGTGGTGGCGGAGCAGGTGCAAATTTAGCAAGGACAGGGCAATCTGGCGGATCTGGAGTTGTAATATTACGCTATCCAAATGCTTACAGTATATCTGAAACAACCTCTGGAGGAAATGTATTATCATTTACAACTGCCACAGATGGTAGCGACAAAGTTACTACGTTTACAGCTGGAGATGGAACTATACAATTTTCGACATAATAAAAATTAATAATTAATAATAACAAAGATGGCACACTACGCATTACTAAACTATCAAAACATAGTTACTAAAGTTTGCACAGGCAAAAATGAGGATGAAACCGATACCAATATAGAATTGGTTTATCAGCATATGTTTGGACAATTATGTAAACGCACCTCTTATAATACAAGAGGCGGAGTACATTACGATCCTGTAACAAATGAGCCTAGTGCGGACCAGTCAAAAGCATTTAGAAAAAACTATGCTGGAGTAGGTTATACCTATGATCATAGCAGAGATGCTTTTATTCCGCCAAAACCATTTGATAGCTGGCAATTAAATGAGTCTAGCTGTTTATGGGCGGCTCCTGTAGAGTATCCAGATGATGGGGAAATGTATACCTGGAATGAGGATACTACTAGCTGGGATTTGGTTACTGAGGATTAATATTTAAAAAATAAATAATGGCGTTTACAAAGGCAACATATGACTACTTAGACTCTGGAGGGTTAATTAACTGGCAACTTACTGCCAAAACTTCTGCATTTACAGCTGTAAGTGGAGAGGGGTATTTGGTGGATACTAGCTCTGCTGCTATCACAGTAACTCTACCAACCTCGCCTAGTGCTGGGGATGAGATTATCATAGTAGATTACGCCTCAAATGCTGGAACTAATAACATTACACTAGATCCTGGAACGCTAAACCTTAGAGGTGCTACTGATGATTTAGTACTTTCTACAAATAACCAAACCGCTAGGCTATTATATTCTGGCGCTACTAAAGGCTGGTTAGTTACTACTGAGGCTAGTGGAGCTGCTGCTGCTCCTGCTCCTGCTTTAACAGTTGATTATTTAGTAGTCGCTGGAGGTGGCTCTGGTGGTGGAACTTATTTGGGTCCAGGAGGAGGAGCTGGTGGTTTGAGAACAAGTTACACTAATTCATCATCTTTAAATGGACATAATGAAACAGCTTTATCTTTAAGCGCATCAACAAATTACAAAATTTCAGTCGGTGCTGGTGGTGCTGGCACTTTTCATACTGGCGGGGGTGAAAATGCAGCTGGTAATAATGGCACAGATAGTAAATTTGGAATTATAGGTAGTGAGATAATTTCTACTGCTGGCGGAGGTGCTGGAGCATATAATGGTGGCAATAATCCAGGAAAAAGTGGAGGATCTGGAGGAGGAGCTGCTTATAATAATGGAGCTGTAGGTGCTGCTGTAACGTCACCTGTAACTCAAGGTTATGCTGGTGGTGGTAATGGAGGTCCTAATACTTATCATGGTGGTGGAGGTGGTGGAGCTAATGGCGCTGGCGCTTCTACTGGAGTTGGTGGTGCTGGTTTAGCTGTAAATATTTTAAGTTCTGCAAACGCTGCAACTCAATCAGTAGGTGAGGTGTCTGGATCAAATGTTTATTATGCTGGTGGAGGCGGTGGAGCTGGAGTTTCATTTGGTGCCGCTGGAGGCATTGGAGGAGGCGGAGATGGAGTTACAGCTCAAGGGGATGCTGGAATTCCAAACACTGGAGGTGGTGGTGGAGGATCTGAGCGAAATAACCCAGGCTCTCAATTTTTTTATGGAGGAGCTGGTGGCTCTGGAGTAGTGATAATCCGCTATCCAGATGCTTATACAGTATCTGAAACAACTTCATTACAGCTAACATTTAATACCTTTACAGAGGGATCAGACAAAGTAACAGTATTCACTAGTGGTGATGGAACTATAGAATTTACAGCATAAAACATAAATAATAAAATAACTATATTTGTATAAAATTTAAAACTAATGGCTACAACAGGAGTATTCAACGGAACTAACCTAATATTAAAGATCGAGGACACAGCTTTAGGTCACACTACTAGCTGCTCATTAACTCTAAACAATGACTTGCCAGAGGCTACTACAAAAGACAGTAGTGGATTCCAAGAGGTAATCGCTGGAGTAATGAGTGGAGAGCTTTCTTTTGATGGGTTAGTAGCTTATGATGATACTGCTAATGCTATTGAATTAGCTGACTACTTACTAGCTAGAACTCAATTAACTTGCGTTTTTGGAACTGCTGAAACAGGCGATTCTGTTTATACTGCTGAGGGATTCCTTTCTAGTGTAGAAATGAGCGCTGAAATGGAGTCACCAGTAAGCTACAGCGGTTCGATTACATTGACAGGAGCGATCACTAAGTCGACCAACTAAAATAAAGTTACTACATAATGGCAAACAAGAGGAGAGGGTATTATACCACTAAACTAGGTGGGCGTAATGTTACGCTGCACTTTAGTATGAATTTCTGGGCAAACTTTACAGAAATAATGAACGTGCCACTAGATAAAATAGGTGATCTATTTTCTGGTGGCGTTTCTATTTCAGCTATCAGAGCTTTGGTTTATAGTGCTATGTTAGCGCATGACCAGGAGGAGGGTAATGAAATAGATTATAATCAATTTAAAGTAGGCGCTTGGCTAGAGGATCTAGGACAGGATGAGCTAGAGAAAATGATCTCAGCTATGATGGAATCTAGAATCTTAGGCAATGATCTAAATATGGGAATAGATCGCCAGGCTAAAACTGTAGCCAATACTAAGGGAAAGCAGCAGCCGACTCCCTAACCTGGGATGACATTGAGGATTATTATATAGGGCAAGTCGGCATTGATCCAGATAAGTTTTGGATATACACCTGGAGAGAAAATCAAATGCTAGGCGAGTCATATATGATAAAACAAAATCTGGAATGGGAGCGCATTAGGTATCTATCTACAATGATACATAATGTAAATTGTCAAAAGCGCCAGCAAATGATAAAACCAGAGAAACTATTCCCATTGCCACAGGATAAATTTAACAAGGCGCAAAAACCTAAAGGCACTAAAGAGGACTATCAATCATTTAAAGAGAAAGCTATAGCAGCTGGCGTTAAATTCTAACGCCTTTTTTTTTAGTATTTTTGTACTATGGCAGAGCAAAGATTAAAAGTAAATATAATAGGGGATGCTAGTAAGCTGTCACAGGCTTTAAATACAGCATCTGGTAAACTAGAAAAATTTGGATCAAAGGTTTCTGGTATTGGCAAAACATTAACCACTAGGCTAACTCTACCTCTAGGAATTGCTGGAGGAGCGGCTATTAAAATGGCATCTGACTTTGAGGAGTCATTAAATAAAGTTAATGTAGCTTTTGGAGAGGCATCTGGTACTGTTAGAGAATTTGCTAAAACTACTTTACAGCAGTTTGGTATCGCCCAGGGAACTGCTTTAGATATGGCAGCTCTATTTGGTGATATGTCAACTTCTATGGGATTATCTGTAGATGCTGCTGCTGATTTATCTACTTCTTTAGTAGGACTTGCTGGGGATCTCGCCTCCTTTAAAAATATGAACATTAAGGAGGTTACTACAGCACTTGCTGGCGTATTTACTGGAGAAACAGAATCTCTAAAACGTTTAGGTATTGTAATGACTCAAGTCAATTTGGAGCAGTTTGCTATGGAGCAAGGCATCAAAAAGACTATAAAAGAAATGAGCCAAGCTGAGAAAGTACAGCTGAGGTATCAATTCGTAATGTCAAAGACTGCTAACGCCCAAGGTGATTTTGCTAGAACTTCTGATGGCGCTGCAAACCAGATGCGAATTTTCCAGGAGTCTATGAAAGAATTAGGCGCTAGTTTTGGAGCTGTTATTTTACCAGCTTTTACTAACCTAGTAAAAAAGGCGAACACTGTACTTTTAAAATTCAGAGATTTAGATGAGGGTACTAAAAAAACAATAATGATTCTTGGCGGTATTGCCGCTGCCATTGGACCAGTTTTAGTAGTATTAGGATCAATGTCCTCTGGAATAGGATTAGTAGCCTCTGGCTTTGCTACTGCTTTACCTATAATTATTAAAGTAGTATCAGCTTTTAAAAATTTAACTATTGCAATGCTAGCTAATCCAGTTGGCGCTATTGCTGCTGCTGTAGTAACATTGGTAGCTGGTTTTGTAGAGTATCTACATAGACTAGAGCCAGCTGTAAGTAGAACAAAAACATTTTTTAACTTATTAAAGTCATTAGGTAATCCTTTAAAATTTGCTGCTTTACAGGCAGAGGATGCCGCTGAGGCATTAGCACAAAAGAAAAAAGATGCTGAGGCAGCTGCCAAAGCAGATGCAGAATTAAAAGCATCTTTAGAAAATTTAGTCAAACCATTACAAACAGCGACTAGAGAAACAGAAAATTTAGGCACAGCTCTTAGAAATGTTAAAAGAGTTTCAGCAATATCATTAACAGTTGAAAAAGGCGATTTTAATGCTGCTACAGGAGAGTTTGCTGGAGGTGATATAGCTGTAGGCGCTCAACAATTACAAACGGATGGACTGAGTGGTATTAGTGCGCCAGATCCAGGAGCTGTAGATGCTGGAGTAAAAGGGTTATTAGCAATGCAGCAGCAAGCTCAACAGACAGCTATAGCATTAGATAACCTAGCTGCTAAAAATGAGAGATTGAAAGAGCTTGGCGATATGATAGGCGGAGAAGTAGCAAACGCTTTCTATTCATTTGGAGAGGCTGCTATAGGCGCTTTAGGATTAGCTGAGAATGGTTTTGGTAGATTTTTGAGCGGAATGGCTAGCACAGTATTACAACTCATATCTATGTTTTTGGCGCAATCTATTGCCCAGGCTGTAGCTGGAGCAAGTGCCTCAGCTACTGCAACTGGTCCAGCCGCCATTGTAACACAGCCAGCATTTATAGCAACTGCTGTAGGTGGTATATTATCAGCATTTGCAGCTATTCCAAAATTTGCAAATGGTGGAATCGTATCTGGTCCGACTCTTGGACTCATGGGAGAGTACCCTGGCAGTAAATCAAATCCAGAGGTGATAGCTCCACTAGACAAACTCCAGGGAATGATGGGACAAAGAAATCAAAATGTAAACGTAGGCGGAGAGTTTAAAATAAACGGACAGGATTTAGTAGTAGCGCTACAAAGAGCTGATAGAAATCGTAGCAGAATAAAATAAATACATGGCATACGGAGTCAAATTTAGATTAGAGTTCGCAGATACAAAAGGGAACTATAGAGTCGCTGAGATATTACAAAAGGATTACGATGGCGATATTTTTCCCCTAGTAGGACAGGCAAATCCAGTAGTAATAAAATGGGAGGGCGATGATGACTTTTATACGCCTATAATAGGCTCAAGCTGTGAACTTAATTTATTTGAAACTGCTGACACTCTTTATGATCAATTTTATGCCGCTGGTGAGCGAGAGTATAAAGTAAGGATTTCAACTGGTAGCCTAGACAATGCAGATAAGGTATGGGATACTGAAAACGACCAATGGGAGCAAGCTAACTATCTCTGGGAGGGATCTGGAGGTACTGGAGGCAGCTCAGAGATATACTGGGAGGGATGGCTACAAGTCGATCAGTACCAGGAAAGCCTACAGCCATTTCCAAATCCTGTAAAGCTAGTAGCTTATGATGGACTGGGTACGCTAGATGCTTATGATGCGCCCTATTCTAATGCTGCTGATGGCGGATATGATTCTAATGAGGATAGTATGTTTTTCTATTTGTATTACATCCTAAATAATTTAGAGTTGAATTTTGACATTTATGTAGCTAATGATATTAGAAAAAACACTGGAAACGCTAATGACACTTTTTATCATGATATAATTTTAAATGAGTTTGGGGTTTATGATAATTTAGATTTTAGAAATGCCAAAGAGGTTTTAGAATCTTTTTTAAAGGCTACAAACTCCAGAGTATTTCAGAGTCAAGGGCGCTGGTATATCATCTCAAATAGTAACCTAATAGATACTAATATTAACCAGCAGTTTAATTTTGATATAGCATTTTCTATAGAGGATCAGCTAGCTACAACTGGAGAGGAAATAATAGAATACAAAGTATTTGATCGCTTAGGTAATTACAGATTCACCACTACAGAAAACATACTTTTAAAAGCGCCTACAGATCTGAAACCTATTGGCGCTGATTTTTATAAAGAATATTTAAAACCCTATCACCAGGTAAAATATGATGTCAAGCTGTCAAATGAGAGAATATTAAACTTAAATCCACAGCTTTTATATGATGATCATGATTATACTTTAGGCGCAAACACTTCTATAAATACAAATGAGGATTATGTTTTAGTAGGAAACAAGTCTATAAAAACTACTGTACATGGTAAAAATATAGATTTTGATGATCCCTATGAAGTTATTATTAATACAGTTACAACTGATGAGAGTAAAAAATTAAAAGTAGGTTTTTCTTTTTTAGTTGATCCAGATTATACTTTAACTAATTTCTCGGATGTATGGGAGTACGAGATAGCTGTTATTGTTTATGCCTATGATGCGAATAATGATTTAATTTATTATAACTGGAAAACTGGTGAATGGCAAACAGGAACTGGTATCGGAGCAATTAATCAGAAAAACAGACATAAACTACCACAATTTAAAAAGGTAGGGACATGGCAAAATGTAGAGCTAGAGTTAAATGCTTATGAGGAGGTCGAGGGTGATTTAGATGTTACTTTAAACATACACTATCCTAGATTTACTACCTATCCAGATCCTAGTCAGAGTCTAATAAACGCTACATATTTTGATAAAATATTTATTTCTGAGGTAAATGAAAACGCCAGCGAAATGATAGTATCAAATACCCAAAATGTAGTAAATACTCAAACTGCTGTATATGAAGTTAAAGATATATATATATCAAACTACTTAGGATCTGATGCCTCACAAAGTGGATACGATGGCTTTTTTAAACGCTCAAGAGATTTTGCTCTTTTAGCATCTGATTATCCTACAGTCGATAATATTATATCACAGGAAATATTAAATGACTTTAGAGATTTTGTCAAACGCTATGAGGGTACTTTTTATAATCTAAAATCTGAGCCTATTCCTGTAGCGCCTCACAATAAAGTCTGGATTGATTTTGGATCTGGTACATTTAGAGAGGGCGCTAGTTGTTACATAGATTCTATGAGATACGATGTAAAGGCTAATGAATATGAGCTGAGTATGCACGTGCCAAACCAGACTAATGATGTTACCTCTACATTTGCAGTAAAATTAAAGAAATAACAGTTTAAACAATCCCTTTTGTTTGCTGATCCCCAGGATAGTTTCGACTTGAATGGGGATTTTTTTTAAAAAATAATTGTAAAAATATTTGCAGATTGTAAAAATATTTATACTTTTACAAAAACAAACAAACAAACACTTAGAAATTATGAGTAATATAGTAAAAGAAACAAACGAGGGAATCCAAAGAGGTATTGAAATGCAAAAGCGTTTCACTGGTAGAAACTCTAAAAGCGAATTGCAAGCAAGGTATAACCTTATTGAGTGGGATATTAAAAGAATTGAGTCTAAAATAAAAGACAAAAATCTAAATAATGAGGATTACAAAAAACAGCTTTTTAAAGATATCATTGAATTACAATCAGAGCAAATAAGAGTCTTAGAAAAGTTAATTAAATAATAACCCAGGGGAGGCAACTCCCCTATTTTTTTTATATATGAATAAACTTGAAATAGAATTTATGAACGAGATAAAACGCCTAGGACTTAGGAGGTTAGATGTTACAGATCATTTAGGTATAACCTATTACACTCTGAGATCTAAACTACAGGATCCTGGGCGCTTTACCTATGCGGAGCTGGTTAAGCTCAAAGAATTAAAATTAAACTTAAATAACCTAGAACTATGAAAACAATTAACATTAAGGGCAAAGAGTATGTCCAGGTTCACGAAAGAGTGAAATTTTTCCAATCTCAAAAAAAATATGAGAAATGGGGAATCGAAACTATTAAAATTAAAGATGAGGTATGTCAAGTTAAAAAAGATCGCCTAATACAGTTTAGAGCTGTAATCTTTGATGAGAGTAAAATGATCAGAGCCACTGGTCACGCTGAGGAGTATATGGGCAGCAGCTACATAAACAAAACATCCTTTATAGAAAATTGTGAAACCTCAGCAATAGGTAGAGCATTAGGATTGTTGGGTATTGGTATAAATAGCTCAATAGATACAGCTGACACTATTAAAAATGCTATAGAAAATCAAGAGGAGGATAATAGACCTTGGCTAAAAGAAACGGAATTACAACAAACTTTAAAAGGCACTAAAGCACAGGCGGAAAAGGTACTCGCTGCCTACAAAATGAAAAACGAGTACAAAGATCAAATAACTAATAAATTTAAAATTTAAGATTATGGAGATTACAGGTAGAATTAAATCTATTGGAAAGACTAATAATGTTTCTGATAGTTTTCGTAAAAGAGAAATTATTATTACAACAAACGAGCAATATCCTCAGCATCTTTTGCTAGAATTTGCACAAGACAAATGCGAAGTTTTAGATGGCTACAAAGTAGGACAGGATGTAGAAATAGGTATAAACCTAAGAGGTAGAGAGTGGGTAAATCCAGAGGGAGTTACTAAATATTTTAACACCATTCAAGGCTGGAAAATTAAAGAATTAGATGGATCTGGTGAGGAAACAGTTGTTAAGCAAGTCAATCCTGTAGCACAGGATGATGATTTGCCATTTTAATTAACCAGGGCAGCTCGAAAGGGTTGCCCTTTTATTTTATAACCATGTCAAATACAATACACAATTTAGATGGATCCTGGAAAGCGGATGACATAAAGTATATGGAGGAAAGGATTATGGTATTACTAGAATATGTAGCAAACAGCCGCAATGAGGTTACTTTATTAAAAGACCAGGTTGCATACTTAAAAACCAAATTAGATGAGAATAACATTAAGTACTAAACAGGATACTAACCAGGAGTATCACTCTCATGATTCAATTTCAGCGAGTGGACTCAAAATGATTTATAAGAAATCAGTTAAGCATTATTTAACAGCAAAGTTTACAGAAACTCCAGCAATGGCATTAGGGACTGCTGTTCATACAATAATGCTAGAGGGTCAAAAACAATTTGACAAAGACTATTATTTAATGCCTAAATACGATGGGCGCACTAAAGAGGGAAAGCAAATAAAAGCAAAGCACGAAAAGCTGGCTGGGGATCGCAAACATTTAAGGGACAGCGATATGGACATCATATCTGGAATAATGCAAAATCTAAGACAGCACGATCTAGCGCAAAAATATTGCACTGGAACTGTAGAGCTTTCTCATTATGGTAAAATGGATGGTGTACCTATTAGAGTTCGCCCAGATGTATTTGGTGATAATTGGATAGGGGATGTTAAAACGTGCCAAGACAATTCACCTATAGCATTTAGGAGGGACTTATATAAATACGCCTACCATTTACAGGCGTGCTTTTATTCTGATGTTTTAGGATTTCCACCAGAAAACTTTCGCTTTGTGGCTGTAGAAACTAATTATCCATATAGTGTAGAGGTTTATGCTTTAGATGATGATATGATAGCACAGGGCAGACAAGCCTATAAAAAAGCATTATCAGACTGGGGTTTTTATTTAGCTACAGGAATTGAGAAAGGATACCAAGCTGCTGGATATATGGATGATGGCGCTTTAATACTATAGCTATGGAATTACAACAAATTAAAACTAAAGTTGAAAATCATTTCGGTTTTTTTATAAATGTTAAATCTAGAAAAAGGCATTTAGTAGATGCTAGAAAAATTTATTTTGGATTATGCAGAAATTTTACTAAAAAATCACTAGCAGAGATTGGCAGAAGTGTTGAAAGAGATCACGCCTCAGCATTACACAATATTAGAAGTTGCAGAGATTTGTTACAAACTGATCCAGAATTTAAAAAACATTATATAACTTTGTTTGGACAGGTAAGTTTGTTAAAATCAAATGATTGGAAAATTCCTAAAGCAACAATACCTAAATTTATACATCCAGGATTCCTAAGATATGCCGACAAAAAATCCATTCGAAAAGTATTTAACCAAAGAGGACCGACTCCAAAACAGCGTTATGAATTACATTAAGATGCAGTACCCTGGCACTTTTGCGATTCACGTTCCTAATGAGGGCAAGCGCTCACCATTTGAACGCTACAAGTTTAAATATTTAGGCGGAACTCCTGGAATACCAGATATTTTAGTTTTTGAGTCTAAAAGCAAATACAGCGGTTTAGCGCTCGAATTAAAAGTTGGATATAACAAACCTACAGAAAACCAGTTTAATTGCTTAGAGAGGCTTAAAAATGCCTCCTGGGATGCGCATTGGTGTAATTCGTTTGATGCTGCAAAAGAAATTATTGATAATTTTATGAGTTATGAGTGATTATAGAAACGTTTACTGGAACGAAATTGATCAGCGAATGTGGCGCACTACCACTACTGTGGATGATGTTACTGTGCGTTATGAGTATGTAGGGAGGATGACTAGAGCTGAATATGATCTACTGATTGAAACGCTTTGGGAATTATTCGATGATAACAAAATTACTTTGGCGGAGTTCCAAAGAATCTTTGGCGATATTCGTACATTTTGTGACCAGGTAAAAAATTTAGTGGAAAAAGCATAACAAATGAAACCAAATTACTATGCAGTAATACCAGCGGAGGTTAGGTATAATGAGAAACTGACCGCCAACTCGAAGCTCCTTTATGGCGAATTAACAGCGCTAAGTAATAAAACAGGCATCAGCTGGGCGCAAAATAAATACTTTGCTGAACTCTACTCTGTAGATACTAAAACTGTATCTAGATGGATTAAACAACTCCAGGAGGAGGGTTTTATTAAAATCAAAATGGAGTACGATAAACAAACCAAACAAGTCACTAAAAGACTGATTAAAATAACTACTCTAAGGGGTGGGGACAAAAATGTCCAGGGGGGACAAAAAGATCCCCAGGGTGGGGACAAAAATGTCCAGGATAATATATATAATAATAATATTAATAATAATACAAGTATTAATACCGCCACTTTTAAAAAAGTGTCAGATTTCAATGAAAACTATCTTTTAGCTTATGAGCATATAGTTAAATTATTTCACGAAAGGAATACACCAAAAACTAGTAGACAAAAAGTAGAATGGTTAAATGTCATAAGACTATGTGAGGAAAAAGACAAAGTAAAACCTCAGCAGCTTTGGTGGTTATGTAATGAAGTTAGAAAGGATAGTTTTTGGGCAAAAAACTTTCTCACTCTTTTAAAGCTGAGAAAATCTAAAGATGGGGTAATGTATTTAAATAGATATATAGGCATTTTCGGAAATGAACAATTTGATATTTTAGGTTCTGATAATTAATTTTTACTTTTAACAAACAACAAACCAAATGATTAACGAATTTTTAAATATTGGCATTACTCCTAGAGGAAACGCCATAGAGCAAAAGGTAATCTGTCCTAAATGTTCACACACTAGAAAAAACAAAAAAGATCCTTGCCTATCTATAAATATTGAGAAAGGAGTTTACAACTGCCATAACTGTGGCTGGTCTGGTAATGTACAGTTCAAGGAAAAAAAAGAATATGTAAAACCTCCAGAGGCTAGAGTAGATTTATCAGATCGCACTATTTCCTGGTTTAATAAACGAGGTATTTCTGAGGCTACTCTTAGCCATTGGAAAGTGGGAGAGTCAATAGAGTTTTTCCCCCAGGTTCAAAAAAAACGTAAAGCAATTAATTTTAATTACTACAGGGAGGGCGAACTCATTAACTGCAAATTCCGAGATGCTGAGAAAAATTTTAAAATGGTATCTGGAGCTGAACTAATATTCTATGGCTTAGATAACATAGCTACTATGGAAAAAATCTATATAGTAGAGGGCGAAATGGATGCACTATCGCTACATGAGGCTGGTATCTATTCTGTTTGCTCAGTACCTAATGGAGCATCTAAAGGCAATCAAAGACTAGATTATTTAGATAACTGCTGGGAGTTTTTTAAGGATAAAAAGGAGATAGTTCTCTGCACCGACAATGATCAGCCTGGACTAGCTTTAAGAAACGAACTAGCTAGGAGGTTTGGACAATATCGCTGCAAGTATATCGAATTTGGCGATTTTAAGGATGCTAATGAGGTTTTAACAGAAAAAGGTGCTGAGGTACTTAGAACAATTTTAAAGACCGCTAAACACTTTCCTTTAGAGGGAGTGGTAAATATTGATGATATTTGGAAAGATGTTTTAAACTATAATGATTATGGGATTAAAAATTACAGCATTGCTCTGGGTGATAGCGATGATTATTTTAAGGTCGATTTTGAGGGATCTTGGACTGTAGTCACAGGAATACCAAACTCTGGTAAATCAGATGTAGTTGATCAGATTGCCTGTAATATGGCAGTCAAATATGGACATAGAACTGCATTTTTTGCTCCAGAGTCGTTTCCCTATGAGGGACATATAAAACGCCTGGCTAATAAACTTAATGAGAGAAACTGCTCTAATGAGGATCTAAATAAAACTAAAAACTTTATTGAGGAGCATTTCTATTTTATAAAGATTGACCTGGATAATTTAACCCTGGATGGGATACTAGATGCTTTTAGAGATTTAGTATTTCAAAAGGGCGTTAATTTATTAGTAATTGATCCCTGGAATATGCTAGACCATTCAGCTCAGCGTGATCATAGTTATGTAGGGCAAATGTTGTCAAAAATTACCCAGTTTTGTCAGCAGACTAAAACTCATTTATTCCTGGTAGCACACCCTAGAAAAATGGAATCTAATGACAATGGTAATTACAAAGTACCTACTCCCTATGATATTTCTGGCTCTAGTGACTTTTTTAACAAGGCATTTAACTGTATTACAGTATTTAGAAGTCTAGGCGAAATGACTCAATTTAAGTCAGATGCTGTACAGATTCATGTACAAAAGGTAAAGCGTAAAGAGAATGGACAACAGGGTAGTTTTACAGTAGCACCAGATTTTAAAGATGGCGGAGTCTATAAAACAATAGATGAGAAAAAACAGAGATTTACAGTAGTAAGGGACCAGGTTCCATTTTAATATGACTATAAAAATATCAGAGCGAGATCATTTACTAGCCAAATGGGTGGCGATTATCAAATCCTATAGCGTAGGCTGTACTGATACTAAAAACAGTCAAAACTTTTTTGAGGGCAAAGAGCATCTCTACAGATCCTATCTGGGTATGCTAGGAGAGGTAGGGTTTGCTAGATACAGCGGACTAAAAATGAACATAGACACAATAGGAGTAGGCGATGATGGAACTGACTTTGATTATGGGATCCAGGTAAAATGTTCTGATAGTAAAAACAAACCTAATTTAATGTTTCCTGTGACTCAGTACAAACGTAAACACGCTGAGTACTATATCCTTACCTGGTATAAAAACCAAATGCTTGAATTTGTAGGATATACCACCAGAGGCTACATAGATAACAATCACAAAATAAAAAATTATGGTTATGGCGATACTGTATTTGTATCTCATAGCGAGTTAAAACCAATACAATCACTTGAAATACTAGAAACTATGCCTAGAAAACAACAATACAAACAGCCAACAGTAAACACCCAGGAGGAGCATTATAAAGCATTTAAATGGTGCGATGAAAATAATATTAGAATTTATCCAAAGCCTAGAGATGGGCAGTTTATCCTAGTCTATACAGTAGATGGCGTAGCTCATACAACTAACAAGCTGCACGATCCTAAAGACTATCAGCAAGCTATCTGGGATTTTTATCTATTTTTGTATAATAAATTAAACAATGGTCCAAATTGATTTTTTTCCGATCTATGGAGTTATGGTAGGAATAAACTACTCTAATGAGGAAATCGAAATGATAGAGGTTGTAGCAGATGACAAAAGGCATACAATACAGTTTTTTTTATTCTTATTTGGTTTTAATATTCATTGGTTTACAAACAATTCATAATGGCATACGATAAAAAAGAACTTGAGAAAAAAGCTCTAGCGGCTATAGACAAACACAAACTGATGTTCATTGAGCATATTGTGGCGTTCTTACCTTGCTCTAAGACTACTTTTTATGCTTTAGAACTTAACGAATCGGACTCTATAAAAAAGGCAGTAGAGGAAATGAGAGTTTCTAAAAAAACTAAGATGCTCAGTAACTGGATTGATTCAGAAACTCCTAGCCTACAGATAGCAGCTATGAAAATGATAGCAGAGGAGCATGAGGCTCATAGATTGAATGGGACTAGACAAGAGATAAAACAAACAGGGGGATTAACATCTAGGATTATCGAGTGGATCCCAGCGGATCGCAATGATGAGGCAGAGGGTAAATAGACAATTTTACGACTTAAAAAATTCTACAGCTCGTTTGCGCTGTCACCAGGGTGGCACCAGGTCGGGAAAAACCTATGCTATATGCCAGTATCTTATATGGCTATTAACCTCATCTAAAGAGCCTTTAGTCATTTCAATAGTGCGGAAAACATTACCAGCACTCAAAGGATCAGTTCAGAGGGACTTTTTAGAGATAGCTGAGGCTGTAGGTATGTTTGAGGATGGCGCTATATTAAACAAAGTAGAGGGACAGTTTACCTATGGAGAGCATTTAGTAGAGTTCCTTTCGGTGGATTCGCCTCAAAAAATACGTGGTAGGAAACGCAATATTGCCTTTTTGAACGAGGCTAATGAGTTAGACCAGGAGGATTTCCGCCAAATTAATATGCGATGTACTGACTACATTATACTAGACTTTAACCCTAGTGATCCTGTGCATTGGATATATGATGAGATCATTCCCAGGGATGACTGTGACACCTGGATAACCACCTACAGGGATAATAAATTTCTATCCTCAGACCTAGTATTTGAGATAGAGCGGATGCGAGAGCGTGATCCAGACTATTGGAGAGTCTTTGGAGAGGGTCAAAAGGCGGTATTCTCAGCACGCCAGATATTTAATAACTGGACATTTAAACCATTTGCGGATTTTCCAGAGTTCGATACAGATACTGAGGGGGTGGTAGGACTCGATTTCGGTTATACTAATGATCCTACAGCAGCATCATATATAGTTAGAAAAGGGGACACTATCTATATTCACGAATTAATCTATAAAACAGGACTCACAAACAGCGACATAGTAGATGAGATTAAACGCCTGGGATATGGCAATACACTAATTTTCTATGATGCAGCAGAGCCTAAGAGTGGAGAGGAAATGAAACGCCTGGGAATGTATGTAAAGCCAGCCATAAAAGGGACTGGATCAATTAATGCTGGTATATCACTACTAAAAGAATTTGACATAGTAGTGAGCCAGGAATCAAAAAACATAATAAAAGAGTATCATAACTACTACTGGGAGCAGCTAAAGGATGGGACTATCATAAATAAGCCTATGGATCGCTACAATCACCAGATGGACTGCATTAGATATGGCGTTTATTCGCAATACAGCAAGCGTAATGATTTCTTTGTAATATAATTACTATTTTTGTATAATTAAAATTTTCGTATTGGATGGCTAGTTTCTTAGATAGATTCAAAAACCTTGTTTCTAAAAGCGCACAAAAAACTCACTTAGACTTCAACAAAGCAGTCTATAATTACTTAGGCGATACTCTGGTTTGGAATCCAGAGAATGATGATACCTACATAGATAAAGGCTATAGATACAACGCTACTATCTACTCGCTTATAAATCTGATCACTAAGTCAGCGACTAACATACCATTCCAGATATACGAAATAAAAAAGGAAAACGACCTAAAAAGATATAAAGCACTTACTACTGGAGAGTTTAATTCCAATACAGTACTCCAGGCTAAGATGCTACAGAAAAAAGCGCTGGTAGAACTAGAGGACACCGAACTCCACCAACTTCTAGATCGACCTAACCCAGCGCAGTCATACAACTCCTGGATTTCAGAGATAATAGCTTTCGGTAAACTTACTGGAAACCGATATATCTATGGTATAGGACCAGATACTGGTGCTGGAGTTGGTAAATACAAGGAGCTGTACATATTGCCATCTCAGAAAGTAGAGATTAATTCTGGCGGTATTATGGAGCCAGTTAAAGAGTACACGCTAGAGTACAACGGAACGTACAGAATCCCAGCAGAGGAGGTATGTCATATCAAAGATCCAAACCTCTACTATGATGGCACAGGATCACACCTTTATGGTATGTCACCGCTCAAGGCTGGACTCAGAGTAATGGATGCTAATAACCAGGCATTGACTACTGGCGTTAAGTATTTACAGAATCAAACAGCTAGAGGGATCCTAATGTCCGATGAGGGTGATCTAAACGAGGTACAGGCTAAACAGCTTAAAGATAAATTCCGCCAACAATACCAGGGCAGCGACAATGCTGGGGATGTAATCATTACGCCTAAGAAACTAAGCTGGGTAAACTTTGGACTAAACGCATCTGATCTATCATTAATAGAGCAATACAACGCCACTATTAAAGATCTATGTAATATCTATAATGTACCAGTACAGCTGCTAAACAATACAGACAGTACTACCTATAACAATATGAGAGAGGCTAAAAAGGCACTCTATCAAAATGCTGTTATTCCAGAACTAAACAAAATCAGAGATGAGCTGAATAGATGGCTATCACCACAGTATGGCGATAAAATATATATCGACTTTGATTATAGCGCTATCCCAGAACTCCAGGAGGAAATGGATAAGGTGGTAGGGCAAATGAGTCAAGCCTGGTGGATTACGCCAAACGAAAAGCGTGCCGCTATGTCTTATGGTATGGATGAGGAAAATGAGAAACTCAATGACTACTATGTACCAGCTAACTTATTACCTATAGATGGCGATATTATTCCAGAGCCAGCTGACAAGGGTTTAGATATTGATATAAGCAAACTATTTAAAACCGCTGTAATAAATACAGTTGACACCTACACTACTATAGCAGAGGCACAGGCTAGAGCTGTAGAGATGGGCGGATCTGGATACCATGAGCATTTATTCAATGGCTCTACTGTCTATATGCCTTTTGCTACTCACGCTGAATATGAGGCAGCTAAAAACAATCGCCTGGATGAGTTCTATGCAGCTCAAAGGAGAGAGGCTGGTAATAACGAGCCAATAGATTACAACTCAATAGAAACAAAAGAGGAAACCTTTAAAGACTATCCTCAGGGCGCTACTAATAACGCCAGGAGAATGTTAGAGTGGCGTGAAAAGTATGGCAGAGATGAGGTTACTGCTGGAACGCCTACAGGATGGCAAAGAGCAAACCAATTAGCAAACAGAGAGCCACTCAGTTTATCAACTGTAAAGAGGGTTAACAGCTTTCTAGCACGCCATGAGGATAACGCTAAAATAGATCCCAAGTTTAAAGATACTCCCTGGAAAGACAAAGGCTATGTAGCATACAATCTATGGGGTGGTGCTGCTATGGTATCCTGGGCAAAAAGAATCTCAGAAAATGAGGGATAATGCTACTAAAGAAAGCCAAAGAATCCTGGAAAGGTAATTTTGACAAACTGCTAGCTAGTGCGGAGCGCAAAGAGTTTGGTAATGCCAGGCGTTACTACCAGGGGGAATACTTAAAAGCTATTGAGGAGTTTCAGAGATCTGGTAAGACTACAGGATATGATAACCTATTTAGAGTGGCGGACTTTACAGAAATATACCGCCAAACCTATGTAAACATAGGACTCAAATTTGCCAAGTGGTATGCTAAAAACTTTGACAAAGTAATATCTAAACAAGTCGATGTATCTGGATATGATGACATCTGGGCGGAGAGATTTAATACAGTTAGCCAACAAATAGCAGCAGAAAGAGTGGTACTGGTCCAGGGAACTGCGAAAGCTACATTGATCAAAGTATTTAAACAGCTATCCTCAGATCCAGAGTTTATGGCAATGAATGAGAGAGAGGCTCAGAGAATATTGCGCCAAAAGTTTGGACAGTATTCTAAAAGCCAGGCAGAGAGATTAATTAGAACTGAGGCAACTAATGCGGCTAATGTAGCAACGCTCCAGAGCGCTACTGATATGTTTGGACAGGATAATCTACAAAAGGAGTGGATGACTTCTATAGATGGCAGAGAACGCCCAGCTCATAGAGCAGCTGATGCTCAGATAGTAGATTTTAAAGAAAGGTTTTTAGTAGGTGGCGAGCAGTTGTTTAATCCTGGTGATCCAGCTGGTAGCGCAAAAAATGTAGTCAACTGTAGATGCTCTACAGCGCCATTTCCTAAAGAGGATGCCCAGGCTATTGGAACTATAGAGGGATTTGGAGTGCGACCTCCAGGAGGATCTACTCAGAGTGTACTTAGAACGCCAAAGCCAGTTAGAGAGGCTATTAGGGTGGTAGATGATTTGTCAGATGTTAGAACAGTTAAAGAGGCTAGAGAAGTCGCTAAGAAATTATTAACTGATAATTCCATAAATATTCAATCAGTTTCTATTTCTAGCGCTTTAGATTTGCCAACAATAAATTTATATTTAAAGCAATTAAATAAACTGACTAAAAAGTACAATATAAATCATTCAGTAAATACAAAATATCCAGTTGGATTGAGGTTTAAATCAACTAAGGGTTACTATGGAGTTGTAACTAGATCACAAAACATGACTGAGTATTTTGCTGGAGAGGGTTTTTCTTTAAGAAAAATAAATTTCGGCGATATAACAGATTCAATAGAGAATAGGACTAGATACAAAGGAATAGATAAGGCTAAAAAAACATTTAAATCTAGCGTAGATATAGAAAACAATAAAATAGCTACACTAACCCATGAATTTGCTCATATTATAAGTGACAGCAAAAATCCACTTCATTCTCAATTTTGGGATGAATTAAAACAAATCAAACGTAATTACGCTGATGATTTAAAAAAATACATAGACGATGAAAATTATAAAGCATTTAATGATATTTATTTAGGTCAATACGCTAGCACTAATATGGATGAGTTTTTAGCTGAGGGATTTGCAGAATACGAATTATCATCTAAGCCTAGTAAATACGCCAGATTAATTGGCGAAAAAGTAAATCAATATTTTAAAAAATGACACCAACTAACTTAATTTGTGAAAAATGTAAGCATTTTAAACCTATCTCTGGAGGTTGCAATGCTTTTAAAGATGATATACCAGAAATCATTATACATACTAACAGGCATGATAAACCACTGCCAGATCAAAAAAATAAAATAGTTTTTGAGAAAGGTCAGTCTGAGGAGGATAAATTTTTTAATTAATATATTTGCAATATGAATACAATCATTTATAAATCAACTCAGATAGGCGAGCTGTTAGATGCTGACGCCTCAGCTGGAGTTGTAAAGGGTTATGGATCTGTTTTTGGTAATGTCGATAGTGATGGCGATATAATCAATAAGGGAGCATACAAAAAGACACTACAAGAGAACGCCAAAAGAGTAAAGTATCTCTATCAGCATGATATGGATAAACCTCTAGGCAAAATGGTCCACCTTGAGGAGGATGACAAAGGTTTAATATTCGAGGCGCAAATCCCTAAAACACAATTAGGAAAAGATGTCGTAGAATTAATGAAAGCTGGAGTCATTACTGAGAACTCTGTAGGCATTTTACCAGTTCAAAAAGAAATGAGATCTGATGGCTATAGACACCTCAACGAGGTTAAATTATTTGAAATCTCAGCTGTAACACTTGCAGCTAATGACCAGGCAATGATTATGAATGTAAAAGGAAATGTAGATCCAGAGAAAATTGCTAAGAGATTCGATAAAATTGCACAACTACTCAGAAAGGGAGAAATCTCTGATGAGCTTGGATTCGCCTTAGAGGCGGAAATACTAAAGCTAAAATCTATTTACATAAATGTCACTCAGCCGACCGATATTGAAGTCACTGAGCCGATCGAGGTAAAAGCAGACAATAGCGAGATTTTTAATTATTTGTTAAACACTCTAAAAAAATAATAATGGAGGAAAACGTAAAAAATCAACTAGACCAGATCGGAAACATAGTTGATGAGAAAATTGAGAAAGCATTTAACCAGGCTAAAGATAACGCCAAAGGTGAAATGGAATCATCTCTAAAATCAGAGATTAATAATTTAACTACACAATATGTAGAAAAAAGCGAAGCTCTTAACAAGAGAATGGATGAAATGGAAATGGCTGCAAAGAAAACACTTTCTGGAGCTACTCCTCAATCATTTAAATCAGCTATTCACACAGCTTTAAAAGATGGCGCAATTGATGCAATGCTAAAAGGTAATGCAAACGCTGCACGCTTTGAAGTAAAAGCTGATATGAGTTTAGGCGCTGATGTTACAGGAGTTATTGCTGCTGAAACTATCGTAGATCAAATCAAATACGATCCTAGCAGATCAGTACATATTCGCTCTTTACTACCTTTAGGATCAACTGATGCACAGACTATCCGTTTCCCTAAAGAAACTGCATACTCTGATGGAGCTGCTGCTACTGCTGAGGCTGCTGCATTTGGACAGTCAGATTTCGATCTAGCTGCATCTACTGTAAATGTCGAGAAAATCGGTACTTACATGAGAATCACTGGAGAGATGCTAGATGATATTAAGCAATTAACTTCATATCTATCAGCTAGAGTACCAGAGAAAGTACTTTCTGTAGAGGATAATGAAATCTTAAATGGAGATGGATCATCGCCAAACCTAGATGGATTATTTACTGATGGGACTGCATTTGCTGCTGGCGGATTCGCTTTAGCTATTGAATCAGCTAATGAGTTTGACGTGCTTACAGTTGCTTTAAACCAACTAGCACTAGCTAACTACCAGGCTGATACTATTTTGTTAAACCCAACTGATTTACATAAAATGATCTTGTTGAAATCTACTGCTAATGAGTATTTGAGAAATCAAATCTTTAGCGGTTTACAGCCAACAATCAATGGAATCCCTGTAACAGTAAATACTGCTGTAACAGCTGGAAAATTCTTAGTAGGAAATCTACGCCAAGCATCTCAGCTTTGGATTCGTGAGAATCTAGCTGTAGAGTTCTCAAGAGAGGACAGCGATAACTTCCAAAAGAATTTTGTTACTGTACGCGCAATGGAGAGAGTAGCTTTAACAAATTATCTACCAAACGCGATAGTACAAGGAACTTTTTCAACTGCTAAATCCGCTTTAGAGACTGCATAATAACAGTTAATATAGCTCATTTAATAGTGAGAATTTTATTTAATAGGGTAGCCTTAATTGGTTACCCTTTTTTTATGCTTTAATAAATAAAATGTAAAAAAATTTGCAATGTGTAATTATTTTTATACTTTTGAGTATAACAAATTTTAAAACTATGAGAAATATTATTAAAAAATTCAAAGAGAGTGCGGACTATCAAGTCCTTTTAGAGATGTCAAACCCTAAGATTATTTTAGGCGCATTATTATTTAATATCTGTGCATTTGTTTTTATGTATGGCTTTTTAGATTTGATTTTATACATACATTACGATTTATAGATTATGAGTTTGCAGCAAAAGGTTAGGATTGTTTTAATAGTGGGATTTATTGCCTGGGGATTTTCTCTAGGCATTAGATTCCAAGCTACATGGGATGCCCTTGTAATGTTCGTTTTATCATTCACTTTAATGAGATACAACAATGGATGATGGATATGATTTTTATTTAGACAGCATCAGAGATTTAACTGGTAAAATGCAGCCAGCAGATTATTTGTATCTTAGTGAAAAGATATGGGAGTTCCAGGATAGGATAGATGAAATTAAAAAAAGATAATATGGTATTTTTTGACTACACACCGCCAGATGATTACGAGGGAGGCTATTGCAGAGTTTGCGATCGCCCTAGTTATGGTGATGATATTTGCAGCGCCACTTGTTTTGAGGCATTTATGCTGTAATTTTTTTGTTTTTGTTTTTCATTTGATGATAACCCTAGGCTAAAATAACTGTCTAGGGTTTTTTTTGTAGCTTTGATTTCGTGGATAATAATCAGCGAGGCTGTTTAGCGGAATACTTATTCGCTACAGAGTGCATGAAAAGAAACTACCAGGTTTCTATGCCGCTCATTGACTCATCTCTATACGACTGTATAGTAGATACAGGAGAGCGACTCCTCAGAGTACAGATTAAATCCTCATCTAAAACCCCAGAGAATGAGCGCAGAAAAAATGTACATATTCCTTTACAAAATAATAAACGTAACTACACTAAAGAAAAAATTGACTACTTTGCTGTATGGTGTGATTTTTTTGATGGCTGGTTTATTTTTAAAAATAATGGACAAATGCAGTCAATAAGAGTTTCAATCACAGGCAAAAACAAAAAATATTTTAATAACTTTGCATTTAACGAATGATTTCTAAAAATCATAGTTTGTTTGGTTTGTTAAGGAAAGGGCGCTACAATTACTGTGGCGCTTTTTTTTTATCTTTGTTGTAAATTAAACGATATGAAAATTAAAATCATTAAAGATGTTTATTCTGGTGCTGGATGGCGCAAAGAGGGTGAGATTTTAGAAATGGATCCTAAAACTGCACGCCATTACATTATCAGAGGAATAGGTATCGAATACAAAGAGGAGAAAGTAGCTAAAGAAACAAAAGAAGCTAAGACTCCTAAAAAGCGTACCACTAAAGCTAAAAAATAATGCACGACATTAAAATCAATTCTGTAACTGGCAGCGAGATAGTAACTACTCAAAATGTAAAAGATTTTGTGAGAATAGATACTAGCGCTGATGACACTATCATAGATAGAATGATAACAACAGCCAGGATCTGGTGCGAGAATTACATAGGCAAAGACATCGTAGCTAAAAATAGAACTTTCTACCTCCAGGAGGTGGATAATAGATTTACGCTACCATTTGCGCCAGTTGCATCAATCAGCTCAGTAACCTCTGAGGGAACTGCTGTAAGTTATGATACCTATGGACTAGATGATACTGTAATTGAAATAGGAACGCTCCCAGCTGATGAGGTTAAAGTGACCTATATAACTACAGGATTGACTGATGACATTATCAAAGATGCAATATTGCACCTAGTAGCTACCATGTATGATTACAGAGCTGATTTTATAGAGGGCAATGTAAATGAGGTGCCTAACAGTACTAAAAATTTACTACAGTCTTATAAAACAATGTACTTTTAATGAACGCTGGCAAATTAAATACTAGGATAGAAGTCAAAAGGCTTACTAAAACCTCAGATGGCTTTGGCGGCACTACCTCTACAAATGCAACTGTAGAAACGCTATGGGCAAATAAAAAGGATGTAAAGGGTGATATAACAGCAACTGAGGGAAAGCGAGGCAGATCAGTAGAAGTTGAATTAGAACTCCGCAAAAAGGCTGCTGACCAGATCCTGGACAATGACCTAATAAAAATAGAGGGCAAGGATGGACTCTATAGAATAAATGGTATCTATGATAGTAAACAGGATTTTTTTACTGTTATAAAAGCCACAAAGTTAGATTAATATGGAGTTAAATAAATCAGATTATAACAAGCTCCAGGCAAAGCTCACAAAGCTAAAGGCTATAGATAAAACAGCTTTAGCTACAGAGATAGGAAAAGGCGCTTTAAATATCTCTAGGAATATGAAAAAGATTTCGCCAGTAGATACTGGTAATCTTAGAAAAAATATTAAAGCTGTGGTAAATAATAAACAAGCTGAAATCAGATCAGATGCTCCTTATTCTGGATATGTAGAATTTGGCGGTAAAAACCCAAAACGACCACAGGCAGAGATACCTTTTTTCTACCCTAGTGTAAATAAAGGTTTTAAAGAAATGATAACCAGCATAGATAAAACAATAGAAAAACTACTCAAATGACGGAGGCAATACATTTTATAAGGAGGGCGATTATAACACGCCTAACGGATGCAATTACTGTAAATGGTAGTTATGTACCAGTTTATAATAGAGTGCCTAACGATGCCTCTGAGCCTTATATAAGA